CTACACACATTTTCTTATGTCTATCACGAAAAACTTTTGACTTTAATTTTTCTAATGGAATAGAACACATATCATTGCCCGCTTCATCCAAAAGGGCTATATCAAGGGCTAATTTATCTTTTTTTGAGAGTTCATATAGTCCTTCATTAGTTTCTTTAAATCTTTTCATCTTCTCCCCTTTTCTTATTTACTGGCCAGTTTGTACAATATGGATGTTCTGGATCATTTCGTTGTTCATATTCATCGTAATGGTCATAACCAAGTTGAGGTTCGTGTCCTTCATGATAGTCCTTCTCAACTTCTTTTTCCATTATTTGTCCCAGTTTTTTGCTGCATTAAAGTTTTGCATTGAAAATTCCATTCGGTCAACCAACTTGACCGCTCCACCCTTAAGGTTGTCTATAGCAACAAATCCTTCTGGTGCGGTCACTCTAAATCCTGTAGATGTCTTCATCAAAGTTTTTATAGATTTGACTTTCTCTAACTTACGAATAATTAACAGTTTTGCATCAATAAGTAAATTTTGCATTGCAAATATCTTAACAAATTCACTTGAATTATCCCTGAGAAACCCCACATATCTGTCCATCACATCTTTTTTGTTTTTCTTTGTCTCTTCTCTTTTTACCTTATCAATCTCTGCTTTCAACTTGTCATATACAAATGCAATCAGTCCTGCGGTATGTCTCTTTACATCCTTAATAGGTTCTCCGGCTCTTACCATCTTATTAGTATATGCTTTTACCAATTCACTTGTTTGGTCATCATTTGCAATCATTCCTAAAACATGAGAATCTAACTGACGGAATAGGCTTCCAGCTTGACTCAATATTTTACTAATATCTCCTGTTTCTTTCTTTGTCATGGTAGCACTTCCAGATGTATCTTGAAATGAAGCATCTGCTTGCCATATTGTACTAACATCTCTAAATGCTCCCCCACTAACACCAAAGGAGGCGGTCATGCCCTCCATCGTATCACCCTTATAAGTGGTGTGCCATACGATTCCCATATTAGAGGACAGGATTTTCGCCGCCAATCTAGACTTTACAGGTATTGCATAAACGATTGTATTTGGTTGAAACGTTATATAAGGTATATTGTCAATCGTTTGTTTTTGTAAATCATCTGCTGTGTACATCATGTCACCCTGTAAAACACCTTTTATGTTTGCTTTGGGCAATTCATTAAGGGCGACCTTAAGTTTTGATGCTAATCCACCCGAATGATTATCATCTATATCTGTTTCAGTATAGTTTATCTTTGCGTTCTTGGCGAATACTCCTTTTGTTCCTACGAAAAATCTGTCATTCTCTGGATTGTAGCCGGCGAACACTGCTGGTGCTCCATCCCATTTTACGGTTACGTTAACGGAGGAATCAGAGTTTCCGGCTAACATGTCTCTTAGGCCTTGAAGAAAGTTGATTGCGCCTCTCGTTCCTTCTACTCCACCATTTAACACCTCATCTTCAAGGTGTTCCATGTGTAGATTTTTTTGTTCAGTTAAGAACGAACCAAATGCAAACATTATTCTACCTTATAATGTGGAGCAGACCATTGAGATTCAGATTTTCCATACAATAACATACCTAAAACAACTTTAAAAAATGAATCTTTGTTTAGTGTTTTTAATCTTGCAAGAATTGCTCCTAACACAATAGTTTGAAATCTTGCGGATACTCTTGTCTGCATTGATATTTCACTTATCCTTTTGGATTTTCCAGTTTGTGTAAGATAATCTAAAAATTCCTTACTTGGCGTTCTTGAGTTAAAAAGTCTGGAATAATCATCCATATCCTTTTGACCTCTACTATTATATCGAAATATATCTGAATTTTGTAAAAATTTCCACCTTGTTCTTACTTTTTTAAATGCAGTTGTACCATCTTTAGTAAATTCATATTCTTTGTTTTTGTTCTGTTTAACAAGTATTCCTTTAACAGCTTCTACAGATGCGACTCTTTTTCCTCCCGCAAGAAAATCCAAATATTCCAAAAACACTTTGCCGTGCATTGCTAACGACCCTTTTTTGTCTGCTTCACCCCTTATTGTTTCAGTAGGTTTTGCTGTAAATAACCTATACATTACAGAATATCCTGTCAATTCAGTACCTACGTATTCTGTATTTACATTTTGAGCTAATAATTCTCCGTATTCTAAAAAAAGATTCTGTACTTCATAATTTGGTATAAAGCCTTGCATGTTAATTGGTTTTGGGGCGGAACTTCCCTGTTTTAAAGATACTCCTATAATTCCGTTTCCAAGTTGTATTGAAGATTTTAGATATCTGTTTATATCATCCAAATTATCAAAATTGGTTTCTGTAAAATCTTCATATTCCAACCAGACATCAGCAGGATTCCATTTATCTTTATCAAATTTCTGATCTGGTACAGAGGTATGAAATATTTTTTGTGCGTGCTTAACAATAGGTATATTTGGTCTATCTTTTACAAATCTTGCTGGGGCATTTACTTCTAGATTTACAAATTTCTCACATTGTGACAAATGACCCTTTAACCATGCTGGATTAGCTTGTAACCATTGTGTTAGTCCTCGTGCTCCACCTATGTCTAGTGCTCTACCGGTAGCTCCATATACTTTTTGATATACATTATTGTCCAACATTTCATTTAAAGTTGCATGTTCTTTTGAATCGTTGCTGGCAGTTATTTTGTCCATATTATAATACATTGCTGCCAAAACTAGCAACCACGAAACTTCTTGTTCAGTAGTTTGTTTACTTCCTCTTCCTTTAATTTCTCCAGTTAACCATACTCTACAATCTGCTCTACCATTCCAATTAAACACAAACATAGGCCATGTTCTGCTGTTATTAGGAGAAACTTCTGGGGCAATTTTCGTTACATCTGTTGCTCCATCAAACGTATCTTTAATCAATTGAATAAAATCAGCATCACTTAACTTTTTTTCATTACTAACTCTTGGGGCGCTATCATTTGAATGTTTGCCTACTTTCCCAGTTGCTTGTAATGCTCGATAGATACCAGCATTTGTTGGTGCTTCTTCTTCTTTGATATAGCTACGCAAAGTTTTCATTAATTTCCCCTAAATTAAAAACAATTTACTGATATATTTATAATAACAAGATACTTACGCTGACTCAGGCGGCTCTGGATCTGGAAATGGTGGTAACTCGTTTTCATATCTCTTTTTTAGAACTTCGTGTGTAAAAACATCTCTACTAAGTTCATGCCACCCTTCACAAGTATCTTCATCTACTGTAGCACAATAAACGGTTCCGGATGGATCTTCCATAACATAAATCATTTCTCTGTCGAAAATATCACTTTTGTCCGTAATGAATAGGACATGAATCATCGTTCCCTTTTCAGGGTTGATGTAATAGCAATCGGGTTCGAATGCTTTGAGGGTGGGAACAGATAGGGTTTTATAATATGCTTCCCTATCTTCTTTTCTTTGTTTTTTGTAGTCTTCTAAGTCAATTACGTTTTCATTCTCCAAACTTAAACTCCCCAAAATCCTTTTTAGCCTTTTTTGAGACTGTATCGAATACTGGGACATCTTGTTTTTCTTCTTTACCAGTATCAACCAATCCAGACTGTGATTCTTCTCCCAAATCAGTAAGTCTCATTTTTGCTCTATCGACTCCCACTAAAAACTTCTTATTAAAAGTAAGGTCACTATATCGATTTTTTAGTTGTTTGATTAATATTTGTCCTGCTTCTTCCAAGTTTTCATTACTGATAATCGCAAACATAAAATCTGCTGTTGCAGGAAGTCCAAAACTTTCACTAGTATCTTCAAGACCAACATCTGTATTTTGAAATCCCGCCCTATTCGTTTGAGTAGCAGACAAAATAGGAACATCAAATTCTACTGCCAATCCTCTAAGCTCTTCTGCTATCGATTTAATATAACTATACGAATTGACATATTGTCCTGGTCTGATTCTCGCAGAAGAACATATATTAATATAATCAACAAGAATTAAATCTGGTTTGAAATTTCTCTTGAGATTTAGTTCATTTAATAGTGCCCTAAAATGATTTGTACTAGCTGCGGCTGTAGGATATTCCTTA